TATCGAGTGTAAAGGTTACATCGCGCCCAGTTATTACTGTAGTTGGCATTTGGGTCTCCTATGCGGTTTGCTCGTAGCGGACGCTCAAGCGTATATCTGAAACTAGCAGGGTTGTAGTTCCTACTTCCGTTACCGAAGGTCTTTCGACTATTGATAACTCATACTTGGAAGCGTTTAGCGCTCCAAGAATACTGATTATTAATTGCTCTAAGTTGTCCAGAGCAGCGGCGTTGCTGAAATACGCAACGCAAGCAGTTATGGTGTAATTTAATTTGACGCGAGTAGTTGCTTTGCCTAAGACTTCAAGCTCCATATAGGGCGAGTCTGGAATGACGATAATTGCTGGGACTATTGGCGCTTCTGGAACTGAGTCATAAATATTAGCGGTGCATCCAGCCAAAGCAGTCTTAATCGCGCCTCTAACATCTGTAGCAATTGTTGATGCTGGCATTAGCCGACCATAGTTTCAACATCAAGATATGGGCCAAGTAAGCCAGTTACTTTGGCAAGTAAATTCTTAGATAGGCGGTAAGGGGTAACTGCAAAATCTACGCCTTCGATTGATCCACCAGCGGCGGTTCTGGATTGAAAGATTTCAACGGAGATAGCCAGAATAGCAGCTTCAGCATTGGGGTTTCCGACATAGGTCGATAATCCAGATAGCGCAGCGTTTCCGGCTGGGATAATATTTTTTTCCAATATGTCTGCATTGGTGATTGCGACTGTAAATACATAATCGGTAATTTCGTCATCGGTTACTGTGTGAGTGCCATTAAAAGGAGCTCCGCAGCCAGTAATAATTACGGATTGGCCTTCTGTAAATTCTTGAATTGTTGCAGTTTCAAAGTAAGCAACATTATTTTCTAGTTTTACTTTGTTAATTTTGCTTTGGAAAGTAACTAGCATTGGAAGAACTAAATTCTCCGAAGCATCAACTATATCTCCAAGATAAGCATCTGAATATAGGGATGACGAAACGCCAAGAATTGTCCTAAGCTCTGTAGCCGTAACTATCGTTGGCATTTCGTCATCCTTTCAAGCAGTTAGGTGAGCGGCCAGCTCGGGAGCGGACTGGCCCTCACTATTAGGGGTTTTACTATGCGTTGTCGTTCGCGGTGTATCCACCAGGAAGCTTTGGAGCTACTGCTGCATAGCCGTAATACATTACGGAGATTTGACCAGATGCAATTACATTGGTCTGAAGTGTTAAACGAGGGCTTTCGTAGAAAGTAAGAGCATCAGGATTGATAACATAGATTGATCCATCGCCAGTTCCAGAAAGTGAGCGAGAAACATAAAGGTCGAGACCTGCAACATTTCCGCGAATTGAAAGTGGTGAAAGAGCGCCACCAGCATTTTGAGGATTTGAAGCAATGTAAATCGGACGACCATTGTCGTTCAATCCCATAATTTCAGCCCATACATCTGGAGAAACTACAACATTGCGCGCAAAGCCAAGTGATCCTGTGTAGCAATTCTTTGCAGCATTAGCAAAGAAAGCAAGATAGTTAGCAGCTGTTGCGCCAGCCTTAGCGGTTGAAGCAGTTGCTGTTGCAGAAGCGCGAGTTACTGCGTAAGCGTCAGTCGCCTTTGCGTATGCGAACTCCATTTGACGAACAAGCTCAGAGAAGAAAGCAGGTGAGCTGCGGTCGATTAGTTCGACGCTTACTGTCTGTTGTCCAGCGAACTTCTTGACATCTACGGAAATATAAGCAGTTCCCATATCTGTCTCAGATGGTGCGCCTTCTTCATTTGTTAAAGCCACAGTCGGCGCGGTATTGATGCGAGGCAACTCGAAGGTCATCCCGCTAGCTGCAAGGGTTTCGCGAGAAAGAGCATCGATAAATCCGCGATCTCCGTTAGCTACTCCATTAATTAGAGTTGTGCTTTGTGGTGTTGGAATAAAACCTGCGTTATCAGTTGTGTTATCTGCAGCGCGTAGGTAAGAGCGAGCATCATCATCGCCGAGAGCGGCGCGGATGCTGTTTTCAAGATACTTCGCCTTTGTGAATTCAAGGCGAGGAGTTGTGTAGAAGGCTGGCTTTGGAGCTGCAGCTTCTACTTTGGCTGCTTCTACCGCTTCTTCAACGGCAGGAGCAGGAGCGGTAGTGTCGGACACTTGGTCTCCTTCGGTTGGTTTGTCTGAATCAGCGGTTGCCAAATCAGAATCTTCTTTAGGTGCTTCGTTCTCTGATGCTGCTACTTCGCTTACGCGAGCAGAATCAATTGCAGGATCAGTAACTAGAGAAACTTCATCTAGGGTTGCTGAAGTAATTTGCATAACGCCCTTATTGTTAGTCCATTCATTTATCTGAGCGCCTACGCTAAATCCATCGCGTAGCCCTTCAGTTGCTTCAACTAGAGCATCTTCTCCAGCCATAGTATTGGCAATCTTAAAAGTAGCTTCGATTCCGTTAGCAGTTACATTGTGAGAAACCATTTTGCCGATTGGGCGAGTTCTGTCGTGCTCAAGGAGCAACTTAACTGGCTTAATCTCAATGCTATCTGCTGCGAATACTGTTGGTCCTACTGAGGTATTGCCTTGCTCATTCCAAGTAACAATAGTCCCAGTAATTGTTCTCTTTATTGTGTCGGCAGCGGTAACTGCCATTGGCATATTAACCTTCATTTGGTATTAAGTCCTCTTCTCGCTGAATCTGCTCAACGCTCATCGCGCCAATGCGGTTTAGGATTTCATAAACTTGCGCTCTTTCTAATGCGTTACCGCGTAAGAAATCGTCAAGTGCAAAGCGCGTCATTACTGGATTAGGAACAAAGTCCGGTAACGATAAGCGTTCCTCAATTGCCTTAAGAATTGGGCGAAGTGAGAAATCAACTAATGAGCGCCGCTCGGACACCGCGTTTGAATAAGTCATAGAAGTTGTTTCGGCGCTCAAGAAGTAGGCAGGGATGCCGCAAGCTCTAGCCAATTCCAGCGCTACATATTGGCGAGCTTCAGCTAGTTGCATTGTTTTAGGATCAAAACCAAATTGTTGTAAGTCAATATCAGCATTGAGAAATGCCGTATTGCGCGACTGGCGCGCAGTTTTCCAAGCAGATAGCAAAGATGAAATTCTTTCGGCAGTTAAATTAGTTCCATTTGATTTTAGAACCATCATTGGAGAAGGCTCTTTGGCATAATTAACTGCTGCGTTCTCAAGATAAACTGCTGCGGTAATTGTTTTACCAGCTCTATGTAGCAATCCCTCATCTGGGCCATCGAATCGAATGATTGATCCAACGCCGTTCATTGGAACTTGATAACCATCAACTCGATAACCAGTAATTTCTGTGTTAATTGAATTTGTTTCAACAGTTACTCTGTCTGGACTAACGCGAGTCCAAGCTCTTACTCTGCCGCCGTCTGTGGCCGAATACATTTCTTGGACGATTCCGTAGCCGACCCCATATAGCCAAATATCTTCGGCCAACCAGTTGTAAATAACAAATCCTGCAACTCTTGGGTCAGGTTGATTAATAACGCGGTGCGGATCTACATATTGTCCAGTTATGCGGTTGAAAGTTGTTAAAGGTAATGAGCCGATAGTTCCGCAGATAATATTTCTAGCTCTAGCAACCGATGGAACAGACATCGCTATTGCTCTAGTGGTGCTAGTTGCTCCACCTAAAATATTATAAATTTGGTCTTGAATTTGAACTGGGGTTAATGCAGCTTGGACATCAATAGCCGATTTTTTTGCTTCGACTGTTGGAAATAGAAAATCTCTTATAGCACCCATTGCTTACATTGTAAGCGAGCCGACTTACACTATTTGAATATCTACTCCGCTTTCAGCCATCGTTGCATAGTGTGTCGCAAGGGCTGAAGCAATTGCTCCACAAATAGTCGTATTACTTACCTTGCGACCCATTACCCAACCGCCGTCACCGAAAGGGAGTTTGACGGCGGATAGGCATTGCTTGGTCAGCTCTTCCTGTCCCGAGTGAGCTAACCGCTGAGATGAAATTGCTCCCAGTAACTCATCGCAGCTTTGGGCATAATCAAGTCCATCAATTGGCTCAACCTTTATACCAGCTGGCGCTAACCTAGCTGCTACCGCTGACGCGGTTCTGGCTGAATAAGCAACTAGCTGGACTGGATATTTTCTAACCCATTCGGCTACATCATTAGCCATTGCTTTATCATCCAGATTGGCTGGGTTATGCCAAGTCTGCAGCAATATTACTTGGAATTTATCGCCTTCAAGTCTTTGGCTGGCAACTAGGGCAGCTTGCTTTCTATCAGGGCTTAAATCAATAGCCAGCCAAGTATCTGATTCAGGATTGAGTCGAAGCCCATCAACTTTGCAACTTTCCCATTGAGATGGATTGATAACTGGGTTTATCGTATCGACCCATTGACATAAAACTTCTGTGCGCACAATATCCTCGGGGTCTGATAAGACGGCTCGGATATTATCTGGATGGACTGTTATGCCAAGTGATGGATTGGCTTGGCAGACACCTAGCCAGAAGGTTGGCGAGTTGTCAAACTTTATGCCTTGAGGTGCTGACCATTCAAACCAGCCAATATCGTCATTACCGCCAAAGATGGCGGCCATTGCTCTTTCCCTAAGTTTATTTAGAACGATACTGTGTTGATCTCCAGCATTTGAATAAACCCATATTTGAGGATTGGCTGAAGCCATTTGCGTATATCGCAAGGCAGACCAGACATCTTCGTCTTTATATTCTCTAGCTTCATCTAGGTGTATCGTTTCTGGGGCTGCAATGCCTCGACCAGCAGAGTTATTGGCCCTGACTATATATCGGCGGCCTTCAGTAAATTGAAGCTCTTGAAATCCTTTACTTTCCAGCTTCTTAGTAAATTCAGCAGCTAGCCTAGGATTCTGTTCAATAATTCCATAGATTTTATAAAAGAGCTCTGCTGAAGTAGTTAGTTTATGGGCAGTATGGACTTGCAATTTCTCTTTTAATACATAGATTCTAAATAGGATTTGAAGAGCCATAAATGTGCTCTTTCCTTGTTGTCTCGCGCAGAGCAAGGTGACCACTGGATGCGCCCATCGGCCATCGGGTTTGTATTTAAGCGAGTGATGAGCCAGCCATTGCTGCCAAGGCATCAGCTCAAAGCCGATTTCTTCGCAAAATTTAATCATTTGCTCGCCGTAAGAAGGGTAATCATTGAGTTTTGTGTGAATTCTGGGTTCTGGCACACCTCGGTAAGCCGATTCGTCCCGGACTCGGACAATCTCGCCCAGTTGAGCCATTTCAATTGCTTTCATTCCTGATAGTGCCTAGCCGAGCCATTTTCAGGGAAAATCTTCCCAATGGGGGTCGTGGGTCTAGATGCGCG